AACTTCAACTATAACAAGTGTAAAGAAGGTTTTTGATGTTTCAGCGGTATCAATTCCCGCAAATGACGGGACAGAGATAAAAGCACGCTCATACCTCAACGGAGAGATTGAGGTTAGAGAGCAGCAGGAGTTGTTGCGGAGCGAACAGGAAAAGAGGGAAAAGCTATCCCTTCTACTTAAACTGAAAGGTTAGGTTATGTTTGAGATTTTAGAAAAGAAGGTGCTTCGCAAAACTGAACTCAGTGAACTAATGGAGTACCGCAATTCGCTTGCTGACGAACTCTCTTCGGATAATAGCGAACATTCTGTAGAGGAATTAAAATTGGCAGTTGACGATTGCTTGGCAGAGATTGACAATCGCACCCAGATTTCAAAACTACGTTCTGCAAAGATTGAGTCTTTACAGTCACGCTCTTTTGACAAGATTGCTTCATATCAGGCAGAGGCAGAAGCAGACGAGTACGAGGACGATCCTTACGCTACTAAAGAGTATCGTATTGCTTTCCGTAACTACATTTTATTCCGCAAGGTTTCTGACGTTCTATTACGAGAGAATCAGAACACTAAGACTACCGATATTGCCGCAGTAGTTCCTTCACCAGTAGAGAATCGAATTGTAGAGCAAATTAAATCCTATGGTATGATTTACAACCTTGTAAACCACACCTCATTCCCAGTAGGTCAGACTATTCCAACTTCTTCCGTTAAACCTACCGCATCATGGGTGGCAGAGGGAGCAGGTTCTTATAGGCAGAAGAAAACCACTTCAAGCATTGTGTTCACTCACAATAAGCTTCGTTGTGAGATTTCAATGTCACAAGAAGCTCATGTCATGTCTTTGTCAGCATTTGAAGCTGCATTTATTGACAACGTAGCAGAAGCTATGATGGTTGCTATTGAGACTTCTATTGTTTCTGGTGATGGTTCAGGTGAGCCTAAGGGTATTTTGGCAGAGACTCCTGCATCTGGTCAGGCTCTTGAAGTTGCCTACAATACCGACCTTGACTACGAACTTCTTCTTGACGCAGAAGCAGCTTTACCACAGGCATACGAGAACGGTGCGGTATGGTGCATGACTAAGAAAACATTCTACAAGTTCATGGGAATTGTAGACGATAACGGCCAGCCAATTGCACGTATCAACTTTGGAATCAGTGGTAGACCAGAGTACATGCTTAACGGACGTACCGTTATTCCTTGTGGTGACTACATGTCTAACTTCACTAAGACTCCTTCCGCAGATACTATCTTTGCGTTCATGTTCCGCTTTAAAGACTACACTTTGAATAACAACTATAACATGGGTATCTCACAGAAACAGGATTGGGATACAGAGGATTGGTTGTGGAAAGCTGTAGCAGCTTATGACGGCAAAGTTGTTGACAAGAATTCTCTTGTAACTCTCACAGTTAAGGACATCGGCTAATGGTAAAAGTTAAGGTAAACAGAGGTTTTCTTGACACCGTTACAGGCGTGTATCGTAATGTAGGCGATGTGTTTAACATGCCTAAATCTCAGTACGACAAGATGAAAGGCGACACTCAAAACGGTGTTGCCTATATCGAAGCTATTGAAACAAAGAAGGCTTCAAAATAGTGGCACTTATTGATGACATAAGAACATCTATAGGGTTGAGTGACACGTCAAGAGACTTCGAGGTTCGCGCACTCATTGACGCAGCTATAGAGGATATGCGTAGAGTTGGGGTTTTAGACCCTAACTCTACCGAAGCAGACATAGTAGGCTTATACGCAGTAGCAGTTATTTCTTACTGCAAAGCAAACTTTGGTTTTGACAACCCTGATATGGTTAAATTCAATGACTCATACAGGCGTATTACGTGTGACCTTATAAACTCAAAGCGTGAAGATAATGACTAGATTTAACAAATCAGTAAAACTTGTTTCATTAACAAGAACGAAACAGTCAAATGGTGCATACGCTACAACAAAAACTGAAACTACTGCATTTGCAAATAGGTTTACACGTGGCTATGCATACTCACTCAATTCAAAAGCTGTTGGATTACAGGCAGATTGTGAGATACAGATGAGAAGTTCTTCATACAATGGTCAAGAAGAAGTCAAGATGGATGGTATTGAGTATGATGTTGAAACAGTTAGAGAAACAGGAGAGTTTGTTGTGTTGTCTCTAGCAAGAAAGATTTCAAATGACTGATTACTCAGTTAGTCCAGATGAATTCCAGATAGCCACAGAAGAGATTCTAAGGGGCGTTGTATTCCAGATAGAAGGAAAAGTTCCTTACATTATCGAACAAACATGCAGGTACGTAAAGGACGATACACAAGCTAATTCACCTAGAAGGTTTGGTGGTTACGCTAGGTCATGGAGATACAAGCTTACAAACAAAGGAAAGTTTGTAACAGGTGAAGTAGGAAACTCTAAGTACCCTGGTTTGGTTCATTTGCTAGAAAAAGGACATGCAAAAACAGGTGGTGGAAGAGTTAGACCATATGTACATTTAGCACCAGCAGCTAAAAGCGGTGAAGAAATGCTCATTAGACTAAGTGAAACCGTAATAGAAGAGGCCATTCATGGATAGAACAACTGTTTATACAAAACTAGCTTCTAGCGGGATACCTGTTGCTCATATGTGCTTTCCTGTAAAAGAGGCACCTGCTCTTCCATGGTGTGTGTTCTATTCAGATGAAGATACTACATTTTGTGCTGATGATTTTAGATATTTGCCTAAGTGCATACTAACTGTTGAACTGTACGAGAAATACGCAAACGAAACTACTGAAACAACCCTTGAAAATGTTCTCTCAGATTTAGGCGTTTGGGAGAAAACAGAACAATGGGTTGAAAGTGAAAATTGCTTGATGGTTGTGTACCGTCTAAGCGTGAAAGGATAAGAAATGACTGCACCTTCCGATAAAGTCTTATTTGGACTTAAAAATGTACACTATTCTTTATGGAATACAGGTCAGACTCCTGGTTGGGGAACTCCCGTAAAGATTCCTGGCGGTGTAAAACTTGCTCTCACTACTACTGGAAGTAATACCACTTTTGCCGCTGATAATCAAAAAGATTATGTAACATTCACCACTGGTTCAGGGTACGAAGGAACTATCGAGATTGCATTACTCCCAGACTCAGTAGCGGCAGCATTACTTGGTATGTATGTTGACTCAAACGGTGCTTTAGTTGAATTAGCAAACTATACACCAACCCCATTTGCATTATTGTATGAGGTAGAGGGAGATGACAACGCAGGCAAGCGTTATGTGTTCTACAACTGCACAATCGAGCGTCCTGCACTCAATGCAAACACTACTGGAAGTGGTGATTCAGTAACCCCAGACACCGTAAGCGTACCAATTACGATTACTTCAAAAGAAATTACTATGGGTGCTTCACCATCTACCGTAACAAGGGACGTTGTAAAAGCATCCATGTCTAAACCAGAGTCAAGCGCAGCAGCGTACACTTCTTGGAACAACTGGTTTACTAGCGTATATTCAGCAACTACGGCACCGGCTTAGGATGTTTACGCTAGAGATTAACGGTGAACAGGCACAAGCGTCCGTAAGTTTATGGACGCTTGTAGAGTATGAGTCAGAATTTGGCGGTGACCTGCTCAAAGACTTGTTCGCTTCAAGCAAAGAAGGAAAAGAATCAGTTGTTTTTGACTTCTCAGGAAAAAACCTTGTATCACTTGCAAAAATGGCGTGGGCATGTATTCGTACAGAAACACCGTCTACTCCTCCTTTTGTTGTGTGGTCAAAGGGAGTTACTAACATTGATTTAGCTTCTATTGCACCGATTATAACTCAGCCAATGATAGATGCCTTTTTTCGATTTGGGGATGGCTCCCCTACAGAATAAAGGCCAAGGAAATGTAACTAAGAGAAAATATGCAAGTCTCTTAGTTTCAGGAATGAAATTAGGCTTCTCTTTTAACGAGGTTGTATCAATGAGACTACCAATGCTCAACAAACTAATATCAGCACACAACGAGCAGTACCAACAAGGTGGAACTAGAGAAGCTACTCAGGCAGACATAGATAGGATGTTAGCGTAATGGGCGAAAGCTATAGAGGTTTAACCGTAAAATTTGGCGGTGATACCACTTCACTACAAAGCGCATTAAAAAGCGCAACATATACCATATCTTCAACTCAGTCTGAACTAAGAAAACTCCAATCTGCTCTAAAGTTTGACCCTTCGTCAATTTTGGCTGTCAACTCTAAAATGCAGTTGATGTCAGAACGCGCTAGTGCGTGTTATCAAAAGATATATACAATGAGACAAAGCCTTAAAGGAATGTCTACAGAGCAAATCTTAAAAATGGCAAACAGTTTCGAAGGTGTGAACTTTAACGTAGCAGAAACAATCAAACGATTCGATTCACTTGATAACGCTCTAAAGAAAACAAAAGACGAAATAAACAAAATGTCTAGCTTTGAAGTGTTCGACAAAGACAACAAACTGATTGATGGAATGTTGGAAAAGTTTGAACAACTAGGAGCAGGCGCAAAGGCTCTTGCAGACAAATACAGAAACCTTGCAAGTGAGTGGAAAGTAGCAAGTACGGCTATGGAAAGCTCAAAAGAAAAGGCTAAACTTCAAGACTTAGCAAGCGAACTTATCAAGGTTACAGCAGAAACTAGAAACCTTAGACAAGAGTTTGTCTCTCTTAGCGGTTCAAGCCTTTTTTCCAGAGGAGAAGCAGACGCTCAAAAGTTTGTGTATTCACTGAAAGACATTGACACAGCAATAACTCAGTGTGAATCAGAATCAAAGAAGTTAAACTCCGCATTACATCTTGATACCGCAAACATCGAGATAGCTAAAAACTATATATCTTCTACTAAAGACGAGATTGCTCAACTAGACGCTAAAGCTGAACTATTAAACGAAAGAATGAAGTCTCTTGGTTCTGGTGGAATAGAAGAAATGTCCAAAAACGCAAGAGAGGTAAGAGAAAACTTTGTACGTGCAGCAGATGACTTGTCAAAGATAACAGCAGAAATTGGGCAAGCACGTGTAGAGTTATCTTCAATGAAGTCAGAGCAGGCTAAAATGCTTTCAGAAGGCAAGGAGCAGTCTAGTGAGTATAGAAAGCTATCAAGTGCAATATCTAGCGCAGAGAGCGAATTAAAGGGGTTGTTCGAGGTCCAAAAAAATGTTCAAGCGTCTTTTGATACCGCACAGGCGTGTACTGAATATCGCAGGCTTGGAACTGAAATACAGGAAGTAAAAGCTAAGTCAAATTCGTTAAAAAGCGAATTAAGCGAATTGAATAGTGCCGCAAAAGTAAACGCATCAACTTTTACCACGTTAGGTATGGCGTTGACGTTTAACTTAACTCCATACATGTTAATGTTTGGACATTCAGCAGTAGAAGCCGCACAGGAAATTGATTCAGCTTATAGAGATATGAGAAAGACGGTAAAAGGCTCAGAGGAAGATTTTCAGTCTCTTAAAGACGCTGCCATGGATTTTGCTTCAACACACGTTACGAGCGCAGACCAGATACTTGAAATTCAAGCCATGGGTGGTCAGCTTGGACTTGCAGTTGAATCTTTGGAGTCTTTCTCTACTACTATCGCAAACTTAAACGTAGCTACAAATATCTCAGACGCTCAAACAGCTGCGCAACAGTTGGGGCA